AGATGAGCAAAAGAGAGGAACGCTACCTCATGATATTTGTTTCTTCTGGGATTCAGTAGGATCTATTCCTTGTAAAATGAGTATCGAGAAGTCTACAAATAATAATGAATGGAATGCAGGAGCGATGTCTCAAACATTTGGTAACTTTATTAATCAGAGAGTTGTTTTATCTCGTAAAGCATCACAGCCTTACACTAATACTCTTGTAGCAGTTAACAAAGTGTGGGTTGCAAAACCTGATTCACCAATGGGCCAACCTACGTTGAATAACAAAGGTGGCAATACAATGTACTTTGACTCCTCATTAGTTATTACTTTTGGTAACATTGCTAGAGCTGGTACAAACAAAATCAAAGCCACTAAAAATGGTAAAGAGGTTGAGTTTGCTAAAAGGACTAGAATTAGTTGCGACAAAAATCACGTGACCGGTGTCACTGCTGTCAACAAAGTTATTATGACAGTACATGGATTTATCAACGATGATAAAAAAGCTCTTGACGAATACAAGAAGCAATATTCAGATCAGTGGATGAAAGTCCTAGGATCAACATCATTCGATGTAGTTGAAGAAGACACACCGCTATCACCTGACATTTTTGATACCGCAGACTAATGAATGAAGAAATGAAAAAAATATTCGACTCTTTAAAAGAAGAAACAGTCGAAAACCATGTTGATAGTAGGGTGCTTCTTGTAGATGGCTTAAACACCTTCTTAAGAGCATTCACTGCTATCGGGTGGGTAAATAAAGATCTATCACACATAGGAGGATTAACAGGCTTTTTACGTTCCTTAGGTTACGTAATTAAATTAATTAGGCCGACTAGAGTGATATTAGTGTTCGATGGTCAAGGTGCATCAACAAATAAAAGATACATCTATCCAGAATATAAAGGCAATAGAGGTCTTAAAAGAGTTACAAATTGGGATTCATTCGAATCACAACAAGACGAATCAGATGCAATTACTAACCAGATAGTTAGATTAATCTACTACCTAAAACAACTTCCTGTTGATTTGCTCTCAATTGATAAGATTGAAGCAGACGATGTTATCGGTTACATTACAGGAAAATTAAAAGGAGAGGTTACAATCGTATCCTCAGATAGAGATTACTTACAGTTAGTCTCAGATAAAGTAACAATTTACTCTCCTACTAAAAAGAAGTTCTATGATAGAGAGCTCGTACTAAAAGAGTATGGTGTAACACCGAAGAACTTTCTAACTCAAAAGATACTTCTTGGAGATTCTGGAGATAATGTACCTGGAGTAAAAGGTCTTGGAAGTAAGACTATGCTCAAGTTGTTTCCACAACTAAGTTCTGAAGAAGAGATTAGTCTAGATAATATATTGCAATCCTGTGAAGGAAAGGCTAAGATACTAGAGTCAATTAAAAACTATGAGTATCAATTAAGGATTAATAAAAAGTTAATGGACTTAAAAGATCCTAATATACCTGAAGAAGCGATTGCAGAAATAAATAGTATGTTACTAAGTCCTTCGAAAGAGTTTAATTCACAAGAATTTCTTAATTTGTATCATGAAGATGAATTAGGCAACTCAATACCTAATGTATATATGTGGTTGTTTAATCATTTTAACGAATTATCAAAATTTAAATAGTTATGGCGTCATTAAATCAGTTGCAGCAGTATGGTATTAATTTTCAAATCAAAGTAATGTCTAGTTTGTTGAAACATAAAGAGTTTCTTCAAAATATAAACGATATTCTTGATACTGAAATGTTTGATAATCCAGCTCATAAGTGGATTGTGGGTGAAATTTTAAGGTACTACTACAAGTATCACACTACTCCATCACTTGATTCACTTCAAGTAGAGGTAAGAAAAATAGAAAACGAAGTATTAAAAGTTAGCGTTGTTGAGCAGCTTAAAGAAACCTATAAATCAGCTAATGAGGATAGGGAGTATGTAGAACAAGAGTTTAGCAGCTTTTGTAAAAATCAACAGATCAAAAAAGCAATCTTAAATTCTGTCACACTATTAGAGAAAGGTCAATACGACGATATCAAATATATGATGGACCAAGCTTTAAAAGCTGGACAAGAGAAGTCTATTGGTCATGAATATGAAAAAGACATAGAAACTAGGTATCGTGAAGAAGAGCGTGCCGCTATTCCTACATCGTGGCCTCATATTAATGAACTTCTTATGGGAGGACTTGGTAAAGGAGATCTTGGACTTATATTTGGTAATCCTGGTGGAGGAAAGTCATGGATGCTAGTTAATTTAGGAGCTATGGCTGTACAAAGAGGCTATACAGTATGTCATTACACATTAGAGCTATCTGAGTACTACGTAGGCAAACGTTATGACTCTCTATTTACAGGAATAGATGTGCAACAGGTTCATAAGCATCGCGCCGCCATTGAGGAAGCAGTCGGTAAATTGAAAGGCAAACTTGTTATTAAAGAGTTCCCTATGGGAAAAGCAACTACGCATACAATCGAAGCCCATATCCAGAAATGTGTTGATCTAGGATATCCTCCTGATCTTGTTATTATTGACTATGTAGATCTATTAAAAAGTAAAACTAAGTCAATTGATCCTAAAGATGCTATTGATGATGTCTATACAGCAACCAAAGGCATGGCTAGAGAGCTTAAAATACCAATCTGGACAGTTTCTCAGGTAAATAGGGCTGGTGCAAAGGATGATGTTATCGAAGGAGATAAAGCTGCTGGATCCTATAACAAGATGATGATTGCAGACTTTGCTATGTCACTGTCAAGAAAGAGGCAGGATAAAGTTAATGGTACAGGCCGTATGCATATTATGAAAAATAGGTATGGAATGGACGGAATGACATATTCTGCCAAAATCAGTACCAACAACGGATCAATAGAGATCAATCCAGACAGTCTAGATGATGATGAATTGACCTTTGATACATCTATGCCTACTAGTGGATCAAACAAACCATTTAGCTCTGGATTAGATAAAGATGAAAAAGCATATTTAGCATCTAAATTTTTTGAGCTCAATATATAAATTGGTTAAAAGCTGATATTTATTAGAGAAAAACGGACCAATATGAATTTCTTGATAGATCTATTTAAAAAGGCAATCAAAGGAGATAACTATCGTACTAAAGCTACTCCTGTTAAGTACAATGATAAGATTGCGCAACTTAATACCACGTCAAACAACCAGTTTGATAGGTTGACTACGTCTAAGATCAATCAGATTCAGAAGACAGGCAATCCTGTTTTGACTCAAAGTAGTTCTAAAGGAACTATTCTTCCTGGTTCTTAATTGAACTAAATATCACCTAAGACTAAAAAACAGGTTGTATTACTGACTAAAAGGCTTACCGGTCTCTTAGAGGCTAATCTATTGTATAAACTATATTTAAAACTTATATAAAACAAAACTAAAATGGACATCACGCAACAAATCTTATCTGAGATTACGGTTTACAACAAATACGCAAAGTATTTACCAGAATTTAAAAGGCGTGAAACCTGGAATGAAATAGTTACAAGAAATAAGGAAATGCACCAACAAAAGTTTCCTTCTTTATTTAATGAAATCGAAGACGTTTATAAACTCGTATATGATAAAAAGATTCTTCCTTCAATGCGTTCAATGCAGTTTGCAGGCAAGCCCATTGAAATTAATAATGCTCGTATATTTAACTGCTCTTTTGCTCCTATTGATGACTGGCGTGTATTTTCAGAAGTAATGTTTCTTCTTTTAGGAGGATGTGGTGTAGGATATTCAGTACAAAACCACCATGTAGATCAACTTCCTGAAATTATTAAGCCAATTAAAGAAAAGCGTTTCTTAGTTGGAGACTCTATTGAAGGTTGGGCGGATGCAATTAAAATATTGATGAAGTCTTATCTTGTAGGTGGACCTAGACCTAAATTTGACTTTCGTGATGTTAGACCAAAAGGTGCAATGTTAATCACTGCAGGAGGTAAAGCACCTGGTCCAGAACCTTTAAAAGAGTGTTTATTTCAGATACAAAAGATTCTTGATCGTAAAGAGACTGGCGATAAATTAAAGCCTATTGAGTGTCATGATATTATTTGTTATATTGCTGATGCAGTATTGTCTGGAGGTATTCGTCGCGCCGCTTTGATTAGTCTATTCTCTTTTAATGACGAAGAGATGCTCACATCTAAGTTTGGTAATTGGTGGGAACAAAATCCTCAAAGAGGACGTGCCAATAACTCAGCAACTATACTTCGTGATCGTATTCAGAAAGAAGAGTTTATGGATCTTTGGAAAAAGATCGAACTATCTAATGCTGGTGAACCTGGCTTCTTCTTGACTAATGACAAAGATTGGGGAACTAATCCTTGTGCTGAGATTGCACTTAGACCATTCCAATTCTGTAACTTGTGCGAAGTTAACGTATCTAACCTTGAGTCTCAAGAAGATCTAAATGAAAGAGTTAAAGCTGCTGCCTTTATTGGTACACTTCAAGCCTCATATACTGACTTCCACTATCTTCGTGATGTTTGGAAAAGAACAACAGAAAAAGATGCGTTGATTGGTATTGGTATGACAGGTATTGCTTCCGGTGCAGTATTGAAATTAAACATGAAAGAAGCAGCTCAAATAGTAAAAGAAGAGAACGAAAGAGTAGCAAAAGTTCTTGGTATTAATAAAGCAGCTAGATGCACAACAGTTAAACCGTCAGGAACAACATCAATGGTTCTTGGTACATCATCAGGAGTACATGCTTGGCATGATAATTTCTACATTCGTAGAATGAGACTTGGTAAGAACGAAGCTCTTTATACCTATCTTTCTATTTATCATCCTGAGTTGGTAGAAGATGAATACTTCAAGCCACAATCACAAGCTGTAGTGTCTGTTCCACAAAAAGCACCTGAAGGAGCGATCACAAGATCTGAATCAGCAGTTGATTTGCTTCACAGACTTGAAAAACTACACAAAGAGTGGATTAAGCCAGGACATAGAACAGGACGTAATACTCACAATGTATCTGTAACAATCTCTCTTAAACCAGAAGAATGGCCAGAAGTTGGTGAATGGGCATGGGCAAATAGGAATAACTACACAGCATTGTCTTGTCTGCCTTATGACAACGGCTCATATGTTCAGGCTCCTTTCCAGTCCATAACTGAGGAAGAGTTTATTAAAGCGTCTTCTCAATTACATCAAATAGATCTATCTAAAGTAATAGAAGTAGATGATAACACTGACCAAAAAGGTGAACTAGCCTGCGCAGGAGGTGCTTGTGAAATTATATAAGGATTTCATAGAAGGAGTTCATTTCTATTTAGAAAATGGGAGAGTGGTTTTTACCGCTCTTTTCCATTTAGAAAGAGGGCATTGTTGCGGTAATAAATGCAGGCACTGTCCGTATGTTCCAGAGTGGATAAAAGGTACTACAAAGATAAAAGAAAAAGAGTCAAAGGATTAGTTTATATTTGATTAAAATCATATTTATGACAGTTACGATAACTTCAGAGTACGTTTACTTAGGTGCTACTCTAGTTTTGATGCTTATACAAATTCTGCAATGGAGAATAATTGGTAAACTTAAAAGAGAGATTGAAAATTTGTGGCAACAAATTAGTATATTAACAATATCCTCAGCAGGTTTTTTTGACAAATTTCAAAAGAAGATAGATGAAAAACAAGACAGACGATAAAGAGTCAAAAGGTTTAGGCGACACAATAGCAAAACTTACTCATTTTACAGGCATTGATAAAATAGCTGAGACAGTAGCTAAAGTAGCAGGCCAAGATGATTGTGGATGCGATAGACGACGTGAGAAGTTAAATGACCTATTTCCTTATAAAACAAAAGAGGAAAAAAAGGACTGATATTTATCCTTATATGCCTTTAACTTTATCAAATACATCATCTCAAGGTGGTTTTACTCTATCTAATTTTAATCTAGGTGGAACAATATCCCTATTAAATACCGTAACAGCAAGCCTATCACCAAGTTCAGGATCTGTTTATACTCAACTAAACACAATCGTAACTACTTTACGAGCTAATACCGGTAGCTTAAGAAACCCTAGTTTTTTTGTTTACTTCTTAGATGGAAATGCTTATAGTATAACAGATGGTGGTAATGACATGTTTGATGGAGGTAATTTTACTGCACCATGGCTTCGCAATAATACAAGCTATATATCAGGTCAATCAATTCCAACTCCAACACCAGCATTAAACTATGCATCTCAGTCTGCTACTTTAACAGATACTAACTTTTACTATGCTTCAATAGGGTATAGTCAATCTACAGGATCTTTTCCAGCTGGTACCCAAAATCAAATCTATCACCCATTAACTTTAATTGGAGCCCGTAATGGCGCAGGACCGATTGGCTTTCAAAAAGCTGGTAACATTGGAGCTGATGGTGGCGGGTCTTTAATTACAGGAAGCATTTATTCTGGGTCTATTGTAGACGGTTTTACTACTTACGCAACATATAGACAATCTTTTGGACAAGGATTAGTATCCTTCCATATGCGATGTTTATATACTATTAGGACATAATAACTGGAACTCTGTATTTGATACCGTTGTATCTAGTTCTGTTGCGGGTACTGCAATTCAAGGAGCTACTTTGTATGCAACAGGATCATCTAGTGAGATACTTGCGATGACTACATTGTTAAGTAGGTCAAGCCCAACAGCAATTCCTGCTAGTGATGTTAAAACCGTAGTAGATAACTACATCTCACTAGTTAAAACATCATTAAACTTTTAAGTAGGCTACTACATAAAAAAACATTAGCTAATTCAAATGGATTGGTTATATTTGTATTGAAATTACTAGTATGAATAAAAGTTATGTAACAGTTCAGTCTCTTGAAACACTCAAAGAGATGGTTGATCACATTAAAGCATGTGACCTAATTGCGTTTGACACAGAAACAAACAGCTTAAATCCACGTAAAGGCAAAATCATTGGCTTCTCAGTATCAGGAGAAGTAGGTAAAGGCTACTACATGCCTACGATGATATTCAAAGACGATAAGTTGCAAGATGCTTATATCGATGATAAGTTGTGCCATGATCTTGCAAAGAAAACAATCTCTCTACTTATTGGCAAAAAGTTAATCATGCATAATGCATCATTTGACGTTAAGTTCGTCAAGTGCTTCTATGATATTGATTTGCTTTCTAGCTTGTACGTAGATACTATGTTGTTAGTGCATACAGTAAAAGAGGAAGGTGCTGGCTTTATGGGAGGTTCTGCATTTGGCCTTAAGGATATTGCCAAGATGATACAAAAAGATATCGGTCTAGATATAGAAATGGCGGCTAATGAAGAGCAAATCGCTCTCAAAGAGTCTATCAAGAAAAATGGTGGACAGATAACAAGAGAGAACTACGAGATATGGAAAGCAGATCTTGAACTTCTGTCAGAATATGCTGCAGCAGATACAGATTTGACTCTTAGAGTCTACAATCACTTTATTAAGACGCTTAATGATGAAGGACTAGAAAAGTTCTTCTTTGAAGATGAAGTAATGCCACTCTACAAAGAGGTAACAATTCCTATGGAACAAGTTGGTATTAAACTTGACATGGAACTTATAAAATCTAGTCGTGCCAAAATTATAAAAACCCTACAAGAATACGAAGAGCTTGTAATGAAAGAGCTGCTAAAGAAGCCTGATGTAAGAGCTTGGGTTGTAATAAAAGCGATGGATGCTTATCCTCCTAATAACAAAGGTACATTTGCTCAAGAGCTTATAAAAGAGATGAAGTTTGGGCTAGAACAATCTGAAAGAACAGGCAAGTATAGTATAACTAAATCAGCATTGCTACGATTACCAGAATGTTCAGCAAAACATTTTCTACTTCATGGTGATCCTGCAGTACTAGACAAAGACGTATCAATGAAGATTAGTATGAAGTTGTGGAAAGAAGATAACGATGGAGCATACTTCAATATCCAGTCTAAAGATCAGTTAGGTGAGATTGCATTTAGTGTTCTTGGTATCAAACCTTTGTCTACTACAAAAACAGGTAAGCCACAGTTTGATGACGATACTGTGCAATCAATTGCTGGTAAGTATGAGTGGGCAAAAAACTTGCGTATCTATAATCGTCTACTTAAGATAAAGTCTACTTACATGGATCGCTTCTTAGATGCACAAGAAGACGGTCGATACTACTTCTATTATAAACAACATGGTACAGTATCAGGCCGTTATGGTTCAGATGCTCAACAATTGCCAAGACCTAAAGAAGAAGGTGATGATGAACCGATTGTTATTGAGTACAATAACTTGATTCGAGCTTTCTTTATTCATGAAGAAGGTAACATATTTGTAGACTGCGACTATGAATCACTTGAACCACATACATTTGCTCACGTATCTGGTGATGAAGGACTAAAAGACATCTTTAGAAACAACTGGGACTTCTATTCTACAATTGCAATTAAAACAGAAGGACTAAATCAATATTCACCTGATAAAAAAGCACCTAACTTCCTTCGTAAGCTTGAGCCTAAGTTAAGAAATAAAGCAAAAGCATATGCACTTGGCATTCCCTATGGTATGGGAGCTTATGCACTAGGCATGAATCTTGGCATTCCTACTAAAGATGCAAAGAAGCTTGTTGATGGTTACTTAAATGGATTCCCTGAGCTTAAGAAGTGGATGGAAAAGTCTAAGAAACAAGCTAAAGAAAAAGGCTATGTTAGTACTCAAGTTGGTCGTATTCGACATCTTCCTAAAGTAAAAGCTATCTATGATAAGATTGGTGATGACTTACTTGATTGGAATATAAAGAAAGAAATGGAAAGGCAGTATGGTGTAGATCAAATTAAGAGTCTTAGTAGAGACTACATCAATGGACTAAATAACTCTTGTAATGTACAGATTCAAGGTCTAGCAGCATCAATTGTTAACCGTGCAGCATTAGCTATCAACAGGAAGTTCATTGAACTAGGTATACGTGGCTGGGTATGCGCCCAGATCCATGACCAGTTGGTAATTGAGGTAGAACATACCAGATCAGAAGAAGCGGCCAGGATCGTCCAGGATTTAATGGAGAACACTACTAAACTTAGTATTGATTTGAAAGCACCTCCAGCACTGGCTCATAACTTGCGCGATGGCCATTAGTAGATATTTATAATAAAGGTACGGTAGGCCTTTAGTTATGAAACAAACATTTATAAACCGTTCACCGGAAGGGAACACAAAAACAAACATTATGGGAACATTAAGACCATTTGAGCTCGATCCATTTGACTTGCTCTGGAAAGACCTCTTCGAATCAGCACCTCACTTTTCTGCTATTACGCAGAAAATATCACATCCAGTAGACATTTACGAAACAGAAGACGGCATTTCATTTGAAGTAGCCGCAGTAGGCCTAGACAAAGAAGACATCGAAATCTTAGTAGATGGAGATCAACTTCGTATTAAGTACGAAAAAGTAAAGCCAGTTAATCAAGAGACTGCAATTTATCGTGGAATTAAAAGGTCAGGATTTGACTTGAGCTGGAAAATTTCAGTTAAATTTGATCTATCTAAACTAGAAGCTAAACTTGATAAAGGACTTCTTGTTTTAGATATTCCTTATGCAGAATCTAAAAAGCCAAAACAAATAGTTATAAAATAAAAATAGGCCTACCTACCTAAGTTATGTTTTCACTTTGTAAGAATTTCATCACTATTAATGGAGATCTATTTCAAATCAAGCGTACATTAAAAGAAGAGTGGATGCAAGATAAAGATTTAGAAGTACTCAAACTTTGGTTTGGAGTGGACGCAATCTTTAAAAAAGATGGCCTACTCTATTTTTGTATTAAAATAAATGAATTAGAAATTGTAAATTAGTATCATGAAAAAAATAACCCCACTAAATGGCTATGTAGTACTTAGGCCAATAGAAACAGAAGAAGAAACATTTGGTAACATTATTATTCCTGATTTAGGTAAAGAAAGACCTGAAATGGGTAAAGTAGTAGCTACCTCAGATGTTTATAACTATCACACAGATAAGTTAGTTATTTCAACTTTAGAAGAAGGCGAAATCGTATTGATCCCTAAATTAGGTTCGCAGCGAATTGTTATCGAAGGTGAAGACTACTATATTTGTAAAGAATCAGACATATTTGCAGTAATTGAATAATGGCTATAGTTTATCAACATAGAAGAAAAGATAATAATAAAGTTTTTTATGTAGGGATAGGCAAGCATGAAAAAAGAGCTTTTGATAAGTCTAGACGATATAAAGCGTGGAAAGACTTAGTTAAAAATCGTGGCTATATTGTAGAGATAACTCATAAAGACATAATTTGGGAAGAAGCCTGCGCTATAGAAAAATATCTTATCTCATTCTATGGTAGAAGAGATTTGGGATTAGGCGATTTAGTTAATATGACTGACGGTGGAGAAGGTTTAAAAAATCTGTCTGAATCATCTAGATCTAAAATGGCTTCTCAAAAAGGTAAGTTTGGAGAGTTAAATAATTTCTATGGTAAAAATCATGCAGGAGATCTTTCTAGATTTGGAGCTCAAAACAAAGGCAAGACACCTTGGATGAAAGGTAAAAAACATTCTGGCGATCTTTCTAGGTTTGGAGAACAGAATAAAGGAAAAGAACCTAAGAATAAAGATGCAATTTGTATAAATAATAAATTAGTAAATAAATATGTAAAACAAAACGACCTTCAAGACTATCTAAATAATGGATGGTTTATAGGCGGTAAAAAAAGAAACAATATATGAGTTCAACAAAACATGTTATTGGACAAGAGCTAAAAGAAAAGCTACTTTCCGGAGTTACAAAATTAAATGATGTAGTGTCTTCTACACTGGGTCCTGGCGGTCGCACTGTTTTAATTCGTGAGCAAAATGGAGAAGTTAAAGTTACTAAGGACGGAGTAACATGCGCAAAGTCATTTCACAAGCTTGAAGATGACATTGAAGATCTTGGTGCACAACTTGTTAAACAAGTTAGTATTAAGTCTGCAAATGAAGCCGGCGATGGTACAACTACATCAACACTACTTGCTACTGAAATGATTAAACAAGGCCTTAAAGAGATTCGTCAAGGTGTTAATGCTGTTGAGATCAAGAATGAAATTGATAATATCATTAATGAAGTAGTAAAGGAGATCAAAGAATTAGCAACAGAAATCTCTTCAGAAGAGCAAATCAAACAAGTTGCAACTATCTCAGGTAATAATGATCCTGAAGTTGGTAACTTAATTGCTGAAGCACTTGATAAAGTAGGTCGTGAAGGCGTAGTAACTATTGAAGAGTCTAAGACTGGCGAAACTACATTAGAGATTGTTGAAGGTATGCAATTTGATCGTGGTTATAAGTCACCTTATTTTGTGACTAACAACACTACAATGCAATCTGTGCTTGATAATCCTTACATCCTACTTTATGATGGACGTATTTCAACAGCTCAAGAGCTACTTCAAGTATTGACTAAAGCCAATTCTGAAAATAGGCCTTTGTTGATTATTGCTGAAGATATTGGAGACGAAGCTCTTGCTACACTTATTGTAAACAAGATGCGTGGTATCGTTCAAGTTTGTGCTGTTAAAGCACCAGACTTTGGTGAACGTAAAACATTGATCTTAGAAGATATTGCTATCTTGACTGGTGGCCAAGTTATCTCTAAAGATAAAGGTTTAAAGCTTGATAAACTTACAACTCAGCAACTAGCACAGTATCTTGGTTCAACAAGGCTTGTTACTGTATCTAAAGAAGAGACTACTATCATTGACGGTAAAGGAGATGAAGATAGGATTGAAGCTAGAGCAAACGAAATCAAAGACCAGATTGATAAATCAAGTTCATTCTATGAGAAAGAGAAGTTGCAAGAAAGGCTTGGTAAGTTGATTGGTGGTGTTGCAATTATTTCTGTAGGTGGTAATAGTGATATCGAGATTAGAGAAAAGAAAGATCGTGTAGAAGATGCTTTGTACGCAACAAAAGCAGCATTAGCTGATGGTATTGTTCCAGGTGGCGGTGCTACACTTTATAGAGTAGCACTTAATCATAGAGCAGAAACCAGCAGTAATGTAGCAATCGCAAGAGATATTGTTCGTAATGCTTTACAAGCGCCATTCAAAAAGATCTTGTCTAATGCAGGCATTGAGAATTGGTTCGAGAATATTCCTGGTGATGGACAAGTATATGATGCAAAGAATCACAAAGTAGTAGATGCATTTGAATCAGGCATTATCGATCCAGCTAAAGTTGTTATCACAGCACTTAAGAATGCAACATCAGTAGCAGGAACTATTTTAACAACTGAATCTGTTGTATTCGAAAAGAAGGAGAAAAATGACAAGTCAGATCCTATGATGGACATGACTATGGGAATGTAATAAAACAAAAACAAATAAGTTATGAAAGCAGCCGTAGTAGGTATGCTCAATAATGTAGGTAGTAGCCAAAGCCATCATGGTGGAGGCTATTATCACGTTATGATGAACATACTAAAAGCAGAACACACATTAGGAGATCTAGACATTAATCCCGATCCTTCAACATGGAATGAGTATGAAAGACTCTATATCTTAGAAGGAGTTAACTATCAAGAGAACATATTTAACTTTATTGGAGGACCACAGCCTGAACATAGAGCTAAGATAGAAGCTATGGCTAATTACAAAGGTCTAGCTATTGCAGTTAATGTTCCTATTGATCTTAATGTATTTAATAAGAGGTTTAATATTGATCATCAATTTCCTGCAATTAATTGTCTAGACTTTGCTAGACTACATGGAAACACTACAAGGAAGTTAGTAAGAGGCGATTCTCATTCTCTTAGTGTATGGAGGCCTGGTTTTGGTCTTGATAGAACAGACGGTAAAACTCTGTTTGGCTTCTTAAAAGACGCAGATACTCTTGTTGATACGTGGAATGAAAAGTATGACGAAGTAGTTTTGTACTTTGGCAATATTGATTTACGCTTCCATTTAATGAGGCAAGAAAATCCAAGAGCCGCAACAGGAGATCTATTTAGAAGATATATTGAGTTTGCTAAGAAATTAAATAACGTTACTCTAGTTAATTTGTTACCAGTTGAGCACGAAAGTCGTAAATTACCTGGTACAGGTTTATATCTTAAACAACCATTTTTTGGAACAAGACAAGAGAGATCTGAATTAAGAGATGTTGCAAATAGGATACTGAATAATTCAGGACTTAAAACTATTCAATGGCCAGATGAATGGATTGATGAAGATGGTACAAAGATGTTTGAGTACATGGAGCCTAAACAATCAGTACACTTGAAGCCTAAATACTACATGTTCGCAAATCAATTTGTAAAATAATATGCAAAAATTTATTATCAACGAAAAGCTACTTGAAGCACTAGACGAATATGATAGGCGTAGTCTACTAATGCAACAACATGGTAGCTTAGGCCTTCCTTATGAAGGCGATTTGTACAAAGATGTAAATGATGATCTAATCTATCATGTACCTATTTACGATACAGCACATCGTAGGTTTGCTGCATTCTGTGCATTTACTGAAGCAGTATGGTATAAAGAAGAAGACATAAGAGGAATGGGCCATCACTTTACAAATCATGATATTAAAGATGACTTTGATTGGTTCATGCTCTTCTATTTGTTTAGGCTTTGTGGTTCTGGTATTAATTATGTACCAAGATATAAGAAGGACCATATCAAGGACATCCTGGGTACGCATGGTTTCGGTAACTTCTGGATCGTGGATTCTATATTGAAAGAACGTTACACGTGGCCAGAATGGAAGCAGGACCTTTATAACCGCATCACACCTTTTACAGATAATAAAGGCTACTTACTTCCTCAGTTCACATTTGAGAATGAGACTAGAGGTCATTTGAGAAAGTTTATTCTAGAATACTCAGAAGGATTAGTTAGACACATTTACGATGCAGTTAAAAGTAAGAGATACGACATCTACCAAGTTACAGACTTAGGTAACGAGTACCTTAACAACTTAGGCTTTAAGAAGCAAAACTTTGTATTGACTGCATTTGCAGCAGACTTAGGTGAATATTTCCCTAACATGGTAAACCCTAAAGGTTGGGTATATGCAGGAACAAATGCAGTTCGTTGTATTAATGCTATCTTTCCTAAAGTTAGCCCTAGAGTAAAAGAGTTCGAGTACATCAATGAAGTATTACAATTCTTGTCTAACAGATATAACTTAAACCCAATTGATTGTGAAGATAGTAGAGCTTGTGACGTAGTTCGTTATTTCCAAGAGTATCAATCAGACCAACATGTAATTAAAAACAACGGTCGTAGAATGAATAATAACACAATTCTTAAACAAACATGGGGCCATGATAAGTATTATGACTTCGCTCGTAAATTAAAATAAATTATAATGAAAAAAATCGCACTCATAGTAGTTAGCCTACTAACGGTATTGTTTAGTTGTAAAAGAAATGAAGCTATTAAATTTGATAAAGCAGTAAAGATTCATGAAGGATCTTTTGCATTCTGCGGTGCATCTGGAGCAATTCCTACAGGAAAAAAGATTATTGTTCAAGGAGTAGAGTATGATGAAGGATGTGCAATATGTCCTGTATTAGATGGCCCATCTATTTCTAACTTAGCAATGGAAGGTGTTAGTGGAACTTATGGTAAGTTTAATGTAAACGAAAACTTCCAAACTCCTGATGGTACAGATAATACAGTATGGTCTTTATTTTGGTACTACGATTCAACAACTACAGTACCTCAATTTAATCCATCATCCTGTAAGTGGGAATTATTACCACCTGTAAATCGTGCGTTTATTATAAATCTTGATAATCCAAGTACAAGTGAAAGTAATATGTTTGCAATGCCAGGTGTTATTTTCGATACAACATCTACTGGTATTGTGTTAGCTAAAGTATATGGTCCACTCAATGAAGCCGCAGTACCATTACGCAAAGCAATCCCCGTTAAATCAGGAATGACATCTATAACTGCAGCTAAAGAAGGATCTCCTTATCCTGTAGGAACACCTGTACCTATTAGTCAATTAAGCAAGGATCTTCAGGAAAAAGAAAAGAACAAATAAAATACTAATTGATGTTTATAAACAAAGCAACAGATCAATCAAACTTAGACATGTCAGATGGTAGAGACTTAAACTACTATCTTGAAATGACTAAAGACTATAAGCCTGATTTTGACTTCTCGATAAAACAAATCGATGGCTACAATGTGATTGATGATGGAGAGTTCCAGTATGGTAGTAAAGCCAAGATGGGAGACTTCATGATTAGTCAAGTAAAAGAAGACACTTTAGTTTACGTTGCACCAAGAACAGGTTATGCTCCATACTCGCTTACGTATCTTGCAAAGAAGTATAACAAAAAGCTAGTGCTATTTATGCCTGCATCTAAAGAAGCTTCTGAACATCAACTACGTGTTATTGAAGACGGTGCTACGCCTATCTTCTTAAAGACACCTGCTATGCCAACTATAAATGGTTGGGCAAAAGAGTTTGCGCAAAAGATTGGTGCAAAGTATCTACCATTTGGTCTTAAACATGAACAAGTAGTAGCAGGCGGAGTTAAGATATTCCATGAAGCTTTCAAAGATAAGAATATAGACGAGCTATGGTCAGTATTCTCAACAGGTGTATTGTCCAGAACACTTCAGATTGCGCTTCCTGATACTAAGTTTAATGCTGTAGCAGTTGCAAGAAATGTGCAACCAGGTGAACTTGGCAGAGCTAAATTCTACGCCTATCATAAAGAGTTCCTTAAAGATTGTGACATTGACACTCCATTTGATTGTATCAAAACATATGACGCAAAAGGTTGGGACTATATGAAACGTTATGGCCACTCTGGAAATTGGTTCTGGAATGTTGCTAGAAATATGCCAAAGCCTACAATAAAGCCAAGTGATGTTAACTCTCAAAGAGAGTGGGGCGACAAATTAGACATTATCAAGTACTTAGGAGAATAGTTTTACCATTTATCAATTCTGTTTTATATTTATTCCATGAATATACTAGAACAAGCAAACGAGATCATCTACAAGAGATCTGAGGAAAAGGCTCGTCAATATGGGCCAATGCAAGAAGGTATGCAGGAAGCTGCCAAGATTGCATCGTTATTAAGTCGTAAAGAATTAACTGCAGTCGATATGTACAATGCAATGATTGCTCTCAAGTTATCAAGACAGGCTTATAACCACAAAGAAGACAATTTATTAGATTGTGTTGCGTATATTGCTTCACTAAACGATTATCAAAATGCTCAAAATGAAAATACAAAAGTTACGAAACGTAAAAACACCAAATAGAGGTACATCTGCTTCAGCAGGTATCGATTTTTATGTCCCAGAAGATTTTGAAACAGCATCATTAAAACCAGGTGAGTCGGTATTAATTCCATCTGGCATCAGAGTACAAGTGCCAAGAGGCTATGCATTGATCGCATTTAACAAATCAGGAGTTGCTGTTAAGCAAGGACTATCTGTTGGTGCATGCTGTGTCGACGAAGATTACACCGGCGAGGTCCATTTACACATGATCAATACATCAAATAAGGATCAAGTAATTGCGACAGGACAAAAGCTAGTGCAATTTATATTAATACCTGTTTCATATATGGATGTTGAGGAGGTAGAAGTATTACCAGAAAGAAACACAGAAAGAGGTACTGGAGGCTTTGGTTCAACAGGATTATAATATGAATAAACTAGACACAGTATTTATAAACATAGCAAAAGAAACCTCTACTCTGTCACACTGCGTTCGATCAAAAGTCGGCGCAGTTTTAGTTAAAGACGGCAATATCATTTCTTTTGGTTATAATGGTACTCCGTCTGGAATGAATAATTGTTGCGAGGAAAACGATGTCACTCTAAAGCATGTTATTCACGCAGAGTGTAACGCAATTCTTAAAGCTGCCAAAACAGGCAACTCTGTGGATGGTTCCACTTTGTACTTAACACTTAGTCCTTGTTTAGACTGCTCTAAACTTATTTTGCAATCAGGAATAAAAAGAGTTGTATATTTGACTAAATATCGTAACTCTGAAGGTATTGACTTTCTTAATCAATTTATACAAGTAGAACAATATGATTTATAAGAATCCTACCGAAGCATTTGAATTGATATATCAAGACATCATGAATGATGGTGAAGACTTTGCTAATACTAAAGCAAAATTCAATCAATCATTCACTATTGAAGATCCTCTAGATAAAGTCATCAAAACACCAGTTCGTAAGTTCAATCAAGACTATGCTGAATACGAATGGCATTGGTATCAAAATGGCAATCGTGATGCATCAGAGATAGCTGAACGTGCTAAGATATGGAAACAAATGATGGTACCAGGTACTACAGAAGTAAACTCTAACTATGGCTACTTCTGGAATTATAACAATCAACTTGTAAAAGTTATTGACGAACTAAAGAGAAATAAAGAAACACGTCGTGCTATTGTTGTACATTACATACTGCACGAGATAGACAGATATAAGTATGACACTCCTTGTAATGATGTACTTAACTTCTATATCAAAGATGATAAGTTACACATGACTGTGTTTGCTAGATCTATCGATCTTGTGTTTGGCTTCTGTAATGATCAATACACATTTGCTAAGCTTATGGAACATGTATCTCGTAAGACAAAATATCCTGTAGGCCAAATGCATTGGTTCATTACTAACCTACATGTTTATCCTAGGCATTATGATATGTTTAATAAATAGAATATGACACGACAAACAGCAATGCAATCATTATGGGATTATATAGATGCTAATTGTCACGAAGACAGTTTTAATATCCAAGATTTGAAAGAAGTGTCTATTCAAAAAGAGAAAGAGCAAATCATTAATGCAATTATGTATACATTAGATGAAGATGGTCATACAGGTGATTGGAAGATCAAGTTTGCTAATGACTATTACAATAAATTAAATAAAGGTTATGATATTCGAAACACGACTGGAGAGAGATTTTTTGGAGACTCAACTTTCCAAACTCCATAAAAAGACTTACAATCAGTTTATATGGTGGAGGCGTTATCAGCAAAGGCAAACTCTGCATGATAAGAGAACTCTATATGAAAAGATAGTCAATGGAGACTATGAGCATTCTGACTATTATTACCAAGCAGAACATGAAAACTATTTGCTTGAAGATGCTACACAACACTATAAAACATACGAAGAAAAGGTAGACAAAATAAGTCTATTTAGAACTAGGTATAAAAAGCTTCAGGAAGATTATCTCAAAGAAGAAACTGAGATCATGAAGAAGATGAAGAAAGACTTCCGTATTGCATTCAGAATACCAGAGGAAGAACTTGAGACTATTATGGAATCTTTTGACGGTACTACACTAGAGCTTTATAATCACGTAAAAAAGTTGAAAGTATAACTTTATTTAAACTCTAATTGAATATTTTTATATCTTAATTTAATTTAATATATTTATCAAAAGAAAGGTTATGGAGATTCAAGCAAAAGATTCCTTTTTCAAAAGTTTAAAGAGATTAGCGTGGCATCAAAGTAGTCTTTATAGACTATATGATCTATTCCGCTCGGGTATTCCTGGGTTCATTAAGAACGTATGGAAATTTCGTAGTGAGCTGTGGTCCCATAATTGGTGGGATTATAAGTTCACACTAGAGATTATGAAAAAATCTCTTGAAATCCAAGAACAGGGTATGCGATTAAAGGGTCTAGAAATATCTGAAACCTTGGATAAGAAAGTAAATAAAATGCAAAGAGCTATTGAGCTTTTGCAGAATAAGATAGATGACAATTATATTGAAAGAACAGAGAAGGATTTTGGTGAGCTAATAATGAAAGATTGGAAGTTTGAAGAGACAAATGAAGGTAATTACGTTCTTGTAGATGAAGATACAGAAGATGAAAAGAAACATAATAGGATGATCTTCAAAAAGGCTCACGAACTAGAAAATAAAGAATGGAAAGAGTTGTGGCAAATTATAGAAGGAAAGAAGTACAAAGAGTACAAGGATTATGATGGGTCGGACATGAGAGGATGGTGGGATTAGCTATAAAATTATTACTTATGATAGGCTTTATTGTATTGTTTATTGCTATTGCTGCTTCCATTGTTTGGTTATGGTCAGGAGGAATTGATTACATTCACAAAAAACATCCTGATTACAAAGGAGAGGACTTTTTAGATTTCGATAAGAAAGTTAATAAAATAGCCGGTAGAGATTCATGGGATGATCTACACGATGAAATTTACTAAAGACTAAATTTAAACAGTTATGAAACAAGTTTTTGATAGAATAAAAATAGGATTGTTTATCGCAGTAGTCCTAGTAGCCATCCTAGTAATTAGAGATCAGAGAACTAAAATTGAAAAGTATCAGTATTCAGAAGGAATGCTTCAAGGAGGTGACATTGCAAAACAGCAATACATAGACTCACTAAAAAATGTCATTGATTCACTAGAGTCTAAACTATTTGCAAAAAAATAAAGAGTATGCCCATATTTCAAAAGAAGCGAGTGTTTATAGAAGCAATTCAATACACAGACCCAGAGTCAGTAAAGAAGATCATAGAAATGAAAGGATCAGGAATAGGAATTAACAATTCAGAAGAAGGTCTTTATATAGCTACACTAGAAGGAGTTATGAAAGCAGACAAAGGAGACTGGATTATTAAAGGAGTAAAAGGAGAATTATATCCTTGTAAGCCAGATATTTTTGAAATGACATATGAACAAGTATATGAGTAAACCCATCTTTATTATTAGATTACCAAAATCTGAATATAATTCATATGAAACAATAGAATCTGTAAGTAAATATATTAAAACTCATCCTATAGATAAAGATTATCATGTTTTAATTATAGTAGATGAATTTACAGGTAATAATAGTATAAAATTTGAATGTTACAATGCACCATCATACTGAGATTGAGTTTGAAGAACTAAAAAGTAAAATATTACAATTATTAAATGTATAACAATGAATATAGAATTCAACTCAGTTAATTTTACTATAAATGAAGCAGGTGAACTTGAGTATCATGGAAAAGTTATTACAGTTCATAATGAATTTAGATACATGTCTAAAGAACAAAAGTTAGATATTTTACTTACGTTTATTGACTGGGCAAATGATGAAATTAAAACATTAAATGTATAATATGACAATTACAGAAAAACTCCTTGCCATTACAGGCGAGTATGAAGGAACCGAATATTACAATTATGGTTTAAGTAATTTAACCAAAGAACAGTTAACTTTAGTAGAAGAACTATTAAAAGAACATCTTGGTTTTGGTAAAATAGAGTGGATAGATTTACCTGCTGCAGCAGTGAAAAATAGTAAAGGTGAAGAAGTAGCAGTGGTAGCTAAGACTAGAAAGCTTAGTGATGATCCTACAGACGAACACAAAGATAGAACTTGCTACTTATACAAAGTACTATACTCACCGATTATTTATGATCCAATAGATCTACACAGACCTATAAAAGACAGTATGGTTATGTCTCCTTTATTACATAATCCGTATACATATGAACCTTATAGAACTTTAGCTATTTCTTGGAAACCTGAAGACCTGTTTCATGAGAAGGGAATTCAACCTATTACATGGGAAGATGAAAAAACATATCTAAGAGAAAAACTAGAAACATTACTAGCCAACCCAGAAGACTATAAACTAGTAGGTAAGAGAGCAGTACTAATAAGGTATGCTCTTGATAAAACAGAAGAATAAAACGTTAAATGTATAATGAGTAATAGAAGAAATTTCTTAAAGACATTTACAATGGCAGCAGTAGCAGCTGCT